TGATGTAGGTGCTTAGCATTGCCGCCGTGTCGGCAAAATTTACATAAGTGCTAAGCATTGCCGCCGTATCGCTAATATTCAACTTTGCAGCTAATTCAAAATCGCGGGCAAATACGGATGTATCGGATATGTTTAGCTTTAGATTTATCCTGTTGGATAGCGATGTAGTATCTTGTTTTTTTAGATACGTGCTAAGCATTGCTGTGGTATCGGATATGTTTAGCTTTAAGTTTATCCTGTTGGATAGTGAGGCTGTATCCGCTGCATTTAGCTTTGAAGCCAAAGCGTTATTAGCCCAGGCCTTCGATGCAAGCACCGACGTATCCGCGCTCACCGTGCCCGTCGTGGTAATAGGGGAGGGGCTGACCGTTATCCCATTGCCCGCGCTGATGCTTGTTACCGTGCCGGAGCCACCCCCACCGCCACCGCCACCCGCGCCGATGCTGTCTTTGACGGCCTGCGCCAAATCGTCCCACGTCACCGCGCCCGCGTCTATGCTCCAGGTCTCGCCGAAGCTGCCAGAGACGCTAATATCGCCTTTGTCGCCGACCAATTTTACGCGGGTATATTTTGCGATGCTGTCCAAACGGCTTTTCTTCCAAGACCCACCCTGTATGTAGTACAGTTTTACCGTGTCGGCTGCCGTGCCCGCGCTGATCTCCGAATCGCTAAGGACGTTGACCGTGTCCTTTGCGGTCTGTGCCCCGGCCAGGGCGGGGAGGATGAGGAATAAAAATAATATGCGTTTCATAGTGTGCGTTTTTTTAATTTAATTACCTGATGCAGTGCCGACCCAGTACCAAACATTATTAACCCTGGGAAACGTTATACATATTAGCCGAAAATTTGGCACGTCCTGAATATCAATTCCATTTTTCACAACCCATTTACTCACTGCCGTATCGTAATATCTAAAATAATTACCTGTTGCAGTTTTTAACGTAATTGTGCCAGCGTAACTATCGTTATAGTTTTCGGTGATAAAATTTATTTCAAATCCATTGTAAGTAAAAGAAGGGTCTGGTAATACAATTTCTTTATTTGCCGTTGTAAGGCTATCTATATATGTATATACGTTCAATTTTCTAAAAGCCCCAAACGTGCCATCAATCCAATTTGCAACGGAATTTGATGCGCTATCGTTTAAAATATAATAATTTATGCCGTATTGAGATGGCCCTACCGCGTAATTTGCAATTTTTAAAGTTGTTACTGCTCCATCCGCAATATTAGCCGATCCAACCCCCTTGACCGCCAACAACTCCCCAGAGCTATTTTTCCCGTACAAGCTATCCACCGTGCCGGACGCACTGCGTCTAATTTTAACTACCCCACTACTGGCAATAGTAAAATCCGGGTCAAGGCCGATGCTGTCCGCGCTCGTATTCCCGCGCATCGTTATCTGTCCTCCGGTCATATAAATTTCTGCATTGTTGCCCCCGGTTTCGTCCTGCTTTATGCCGTACTGATTTACCACGGCATTATTTCCGGTCGTGGTATTGCCCACCAGGACAAAGTCTTTTTTTATTTGCACATAGTCCGCGCCGCCCGCTGCCTGCCTGAACTGCAAATCTGCGTTCCCCATGCTGATTAAGCGGTTGCCCTTCAACGTCGCATCCATGTTATACAGCGAGGTATCTTTGCCCGGCTGCCAGATCGTGCCGTTGTATCGCAGAATATCGCGCGCTACCGCGCCCTGGGTATTTACGTTGTGCAGCTCGCCCAGCTCGTAGCCATTTTGCACCTTTACGAATATCTCGCCGTTGTTCTTTTTCGTGATCACATAGCCCACAAGTACGCTATGTATCGGGGCTGTCGGCTTATCGTGCGTAAAGCCGCCCGGCACGGTATCCAGCCAAAGGGCTTCCCCTTCCGTTAGCGCGCTTGTATTTATGCCCTTAATGTATCCGCTTACGAAAACAAAGCCGCTATCGTTATTATCTATTGCCTCCGCTGTTATGCCAAAAGTCACTGAGCTGCTCATTTCCGCATCCGCATCCGCTAAACTAATTTGCGGACGTTGCCCCGTTGCGCCGGAGATATAGACAACTTTGCCCTTTGCAATTTGGCTTCCGGTAACGTTGCGCACCAGGTGCGCCTCGGCTTGGCCCAGGGGCATTTCTATGTCTCCGCTCATGCCCAGGTGTACCGTGCCGCTTTGCGCATTCCAAATCATTTTGCCCGTTGTTGCCGTTCCCTCGTAGGTCGTTACAAATTGTATGCTATCAACCGGATTGAATTCACCTGCCGCTAAAATGCTATCTTTTAGTGCCTGCGTTAAATTATCCCAGTCCACCACCGCCGTATCTATCATCATCACTGCCCCCGCATCGCTTACGATTATGTCGCCCTTGTCGCCGTTGGGTATCGGGTCAAATTGCACCTGCTGACCGTTTACCGTTAAAAATATCGTTGTTTGCGACCCGCTTTCGACAACGCCCACCACCGCGTTCCCATCCCAGGGGAGGCGCACGTCCGTTAAATTGTCCACCACGACCGAGGTTTCCCCGGATGCGCCCTGCGTTACGCTTAGGTTGGTTACGCTGTTTATGGTCATCGTGCTATCCGTTGCCGCAAGCGTTATGTAATCACCCGCAACAAAAGCAACGCTATCCCCCGTGCTGCTGCGTAACGTCACCGGACTTGTTGCTCCTGCAAAGCTCAAATCCGTTTCCCCCGTGCCACCCAGTGCAATGCTGTCTTTTACCGCCTGGCTTAACATCGCATAGTCAACGTGCCCCGCCGGGATCGTTACGTCTAAAAATATTTGCCCATCCTGCGCCGCCGCAACTTCCGTAACGGTAACAAGCCCCGTGCCCGTTATCGTTACGGCGTGCGTTATGGTCGTTACGGTAAGTATTCCAATCACCGCGTTCCCATCCCAGGGGAGGCGCACGTCCGTTACGTTATCAACTATTACCGTTGCGCTTGTGCCGCCTTCGTCGGTATCGCTAAGGTACAGCGTTGCCCCGTTACCTCCATCCGCGCCAACGCCAAGCTGTTGCGCTGCGCCGCCGTCCACGCGCTGCCATCCCTGTTTTGTTTTGATATAACGGTACAGCACGGCGTTGACCGTATCCAGGAGAAAGTACGCATTAGCAAGTGCGGCGGGCTTCACCGTTACCGTATCCGCGACCGTGCCCCGGTAGATCAGGCCGTCGCCCGTGGTCTGCCATCCCAGGCGCGACTTGTTCCCGGTGGCCGGGAACTGCCCGTAGGCAGCCCCGGCGATGAAAACAATCAACAGTATGCCTAAAAAACGATGCAGCATTATTGTATAGTTGTAAATACAATTTCGTAATTACTTCCGTCGTAGTGCGAATTCGGGTCTATCGTGATTATTGCCCCGGCCTTGCTCCACTGGCTACCCAGTAGCTTTTGCCCATTTTGATATACGGTAATTTGCGCCTCGTTGGCAGGCATTGCCCCGTCGTTTGCTGTAATGGTTAGCGTGCCTGAGCTTGTATCTAAAAACTCCTGTCCAAAAATTCGCACGCTTTGAACCTGTGGCTGCGCGCTGATGCTTTGCCCGACGTATGCGCCAACGCCGCCGCTTCGTAGCGTGCCTCGCGTTGTCGCGCCCCGGCTGCCTAAGTTTTCCTCCTCTATTAATTCCACGGTCTTTTCTGTCCATCCGCTCGCTGCGCTTTGGAGCCGGAACCAGTCGCCGGAGGTGATTTCAGTCTGTGGATCGAAGTCGCACCCGGTTGTTATCCAATAGGCGGATGCGTAGTATATAGCCAGGTGCGGCAATAGGCATTTCTCCGCCGGGGCTAAGTTCTGAAAACTGCCCCGGATATAACGCTGTACTGGCGTTAGTTGCCCGCGGATGATTTCGTTTGCCAAAAGTTGGCTAAAGGCTTTGCCCGTACCTGTGTTGCCCACCTTCCATGAATCGCTAAGCACCCAGGCCGAGGCATTGTCGTAAACTTCTATGTGCCCGGGTGCCACGGTGGTGGGGCCGTCGCCTATGCGCGTGCTTACCTCTATCTTTTTGCTTGCAAAAGCATTGTTTTCAGCTGCATATCTAAGCACGTCGCTTTGTCCGTCGAACGTGCCCACCTGCAACACTTCCAGATAATTTGTAAATACGGAAAAGGTATATTCTATGTCTCCTGGCAGTTGTGCCGGGGTGCTGATGGATTTTTCTACTCCCGACATCGTATAGGCTTTGTATGCTTCGATGTTGAAGGCAATTTCTCCTATTGCATTTGCAGGCAGGGGAGGGGTGACCAGGTTTAGCCGCATGATCGTAGCCACCGGCACCGGATCGCCGTCTTCTAAAATAATTTGCGAGGTGATATAGTAATATTTGCTTGTGTCCGTTGTCCAGGCCGCTTCGCCTTCTGTCCAGCCTCCCACCAGGCGATGATTCCCGGCCCGGATAAGCACGCGAAAGACAAAGAAGAAGTTTTCGAAAGGATTTACATCTATCCATTCACTTTCCAGTTTTAGCGTTGAAGTGTAGCTAATGCGGGTCTCGCCGCCAAAGCCTGAGACAAAGACCCCGGTTGAAACCAGGCTTGTATTATGCGTGAACACTTGCCCGGCCAACAGATTAACCGCTTGCAGGTGCTGATAATCTACCGTTAGTTTTTTGATCGGTGCGTAATAGCTAAAAAAGCCGCCGGAAAAGCGTAGCAGTTCCGACGTGTTTAGCGCGGTCTGATTGTGCGTAATACTTAGATTTTGCCCGGTGGCGATGCTTTCTGTGCCGTCGAGGTGGTACGAAAAAACGGTCTTGTTGTTGCCCGTTAAGTATTCGTTTACCTGGATAAACCAAAAGTGTTTACCGCTAAACATAATCCGCGCCCCCCAGGCCGTTGCGATCTGGTCAAGGATATCGTAACAACTATAAAAACGCTCGTTGCCCTTGTTGTCCACCCAGTAAAAGGCGTTGCCGTTGATCCTGGAGCGGCTGAGCGGGTTGATGTTGCTTGAATAGGCATAGCTATCTTCGTGCCAGTTGCAAACGACCTTTAAAATGTTCTGATCTATCGTCTGCATATAGTTGACAATGCCGGATAGCTTTCCAATGCACCGTAAAATTATTGTTGTGAACGTATCGAATCCGGTGTAAGATGTTGTACCTGCAATAGCGTAGTCTATGCCCTTCAACAAGCCAATGCCGTCGGTGGCGGTGATGTTTGCCACATAGCCAATCTGCAAAGGCACATCCTCGATGCTTATCAAGTCGGTGACAATGTACCCCGTCCAGTTCTGCACCAGGCCGTCTATGTCGCTATATTGGAAGGATAGTAACAAAGAACTTTCCTCAGCCGTTACCAGGCTATCAATAAAGTCCTGTATATCCTGATGATCAACGACAATGCCAAGTTGCAATTCACTGCCAATAACGCCAACAAAGCGTTCCTTTGTATCGTCACCGCGCCAATTAATCTTTAAGGAAACGGCCTTAAACTCTGCACTTACACCGGAGTAGTTGCTATCCGATATAACGACCGAATAGGTACTTTGCTTTTCGCTTTGCCATTGCCCTTGCAACCTTGTTCCCATCAGCGCACCCGGTTTTGGCGCAGCTGTGCGCGTTCAACTAATAGCAACAAGTCGTTGCCGCTTATCCTGGCCTCGGCAACCATGCCCCCACCTCCGGCACCATCCAAAAGGCTGCGAAGTTTAGAAAGCGGCGCGATGACCTCCGGGTCAATTCGGGCGTTCGGGTTGTCGCCGACGGTGGCGAGGGTGGGAGCGTAGGCAAGACCGCCCTTTGCGAGTTTTGGCGGAGATATTTTGTTAACAAGCGTATTAAATAGCAACGCCGCCGCGCCGCCCGCCGCGCCTGCGATTGGTACAGCCAGTGGCCCAAGTGCTTTTCCGATTGGGCCTTTTAAAATATTACTTACGATACCAGTTACACCTTCTTTTATAAATGCGCTAATTGTTTGCCGTGCTGCCTGCAACGCCGCATTTCCAAGTTTTCTAAGATTCGTTTCCCCCTGCGCTGCTAAGTCGGCAAAGGCAGAGGCGGCGGCGAGGGTTGCATCCCCAAGACCCTCAACAATTGTTTTTGGCTGCTGTATGGATAAAAGCGTTTCCCTAAATCTTGCTGCTGCCGCCTGCGCCTGGTCAAAGGATGCCCCCAGGCTAAGCGTTGTTGCTGCAACGGCTTGTGTGGTCAAATCAAGGGTTTGCAATAGGGGTATATCGAAAAATTCACGGGGTGCGGCGGGGGCGGGGGTGGGGGTTGTCGTTGTACCTGCGCCGCGCTGCGATGTTCTTAGGGATGCTTCAAGCTGTTTAATCCTTGCTTCTAATGCGAGTACTTCGGGGCTTTTGTCGGTGCCACCGCCGCCGCCGGAGGTGGTTCTTGAAACGGTACCTAATGTCTTATCAAGTGCTGCCTGCGTTTGCCGCGAAGCATTTGTTAATTCGTTTTGCGCGGCCTTTACATTTTGCAGCCTTTTTTCAAGATCGCGTAAAGAGGCGGCCAACTGTATATTTGTTGTTGTATTTGTTGCCGCAGTTGTGCCATAACTTGCATCTGATGTAATTAAATTACGGGTACCTTTTGCAATAACTTCTCTTTGTCGTGCAAGCTTTGTTTCTATTTCATATTGTTGTGTAGCAAGCTCAACAAGCCTTTCGCGTTGTTTTTCTAAAACGCCCTCAAGGGCCGCCAAACGAATTTTCTTTTCAAATTCAGTATTTGCCGCTGCTTGTGCAATTTTGATACGATCTATGTTATCGCCCTCTTTGATTAGCTGAGGGAGGTAGTCTTTATACTTAGAGTTTATTTCATTGATTAATCTTGATCGGGTTTCCTGACTTGTATTGCTATCATTTAATGCAACAAATAGATTATTCAATTCAGATTTTTGTCCAATAAGCTGTTTTGTATTTTCACTTAAATAATCGTTATATGTATCAACGGTCGGATTTAATTCACGATAATTTTTTACAATCGCCGCAATGATTACGCCAATCGCAGCTAATGCGATGCCAACAGGGCCTAAGATAACAGATACAACCCCAAAAGCTTTTGCTAATAATGTTGCCCCTTGTGTTGCTAATGTTCCAAGACTTGCAATTTTTGCGATTCCTATTAACAACGGCCCTATTGCGACCGTTGCGGCAAGGGCTTTGACAATAAATGCCTGTGCCTCCGGCGATAAAGCCTTAAACCTATCAACCGCATCCTGAACACCAGACGCAAGCCTTTGAAAAATGCCTGTTAAATTTAAACTTGTGGATATTGTCCTTCCGAGTTCAGATAGCGAAGTGCGCAGACTGTCGCGTAAATTTTCGAAGCTGTTAGATAGTCCACCCTGTACGCGTTCGAGTTTTGCAAATTCCGCTGTTGTCCTGGCAATAAATTCTTCTGATGAAATACCCAGCTTTTGCAGTTCCTCGCTATCCGCCGTGCCAAACGCCGCCTGCAATGCCGGACGTATTTCGAAGATGCGTTCGTTCAACTGGTTAATTTCCTCCGCTGAAATTTTGCCCTTTGATGCTACCTGCGTAAGCGCCAAGATTGCTCCGTCAAATGCCTCCGCACCACCGCCCGATCTTGCAACCGCGTTGCCGTATTGCGTTATGATTTCCTCTGCCTGCCTGGCACTAATGCCGACTGCTTGCAGTCGCGTAGATGCCTGGACAGCTTCGTTAAAGCCAAGCCCCGGGGCTTCGGCAACTTTGCGCAGCCGTTCGATTTCCTCGGCTACATTTGTGCCCTCGGCTGCCACGGCGGCGAAGGCGCGCTCCAGGCTTTCAAAATCCCCGAACGCTTGCACGGATGCCGTGCCAAGTGCGACCAGAGGAAGGGTAAGCGATTGCGTAAGATTGGTACCAATGTTTTCAAAGGTGCGCTGAAAGCGGTTGATGCGGCGCTCCACCTGCTGCATCCCGCGCTCAAAGTCGCGCACACTTGCGCCAATCCTTACATTCAAATCTGCTATCCCTGCCATATCATATATTTCTTACAACATCTAAATCTACGGCCAACCCTTCACGAACAATTATCTGCGCCGCTTTGCGCTTCATAAGCTCCAACGCCTTGCCCTTTACCTGTTGCAAGGCCGGTACCATGATTCGCAGCCGGAAGGCATTGGCGCTTCCGTACACCATGTGCGCGTAATATCCATTAATTTTTGTATCGCTGTTGAATATCTGTCGGGCAGTTCCCGTAATTGGCCCACGCCCTCGGTAATATGGACCGATAACAACCTTATACGTTTTCTTCTTGTATTTCTGCCTTTTGTCAGCAATATCTACAATAGACCTCTTTAAATTGCCCGGATAATATACGCCCGTTTTGCGCCCTTTCCCGGCGGGGGCTTTAATGCGCCCGATTATTTTAGGCGTATTATAAGTGTAATGTATTTTGTTGTTTACAAAAGAATTTGCAGCACGTTTGCGCGCGCTTGCAATAATAACAGGCGCGGCGGCTTTGGCAATTTCCTGCCGCAAATCCCAGCGTGTGATTTCCCGGAACAATGCGACAATGCGGCGGGTGAATTCATCGGCACCATCCAGGCGCGCCTGCACCGACGGGGAAAGATCAACGCGGGCGCGCTGTCTATTCTGAAATCTGTTAAAATTACCGCTTAGCGCCATTGTGATTTCATTTCGTTATCCCACCGTTCGAATAATTCGCGCCGCGCCGCTTCCTCGGCTGCTTTGTCCACCGGAGCCGCCGCCGTTGGCCTGATCTCCCAAGGAAAAGTGATAAGGTCTTGCGGCTTTAGCGTTTTGCCCTTGCTCATGTGTGGCTGCAAACTAATTGCGGCCATCCATCGCGCGCGTTCCCAGTCGTCCTGCCGTTGCGTGCTTAGTGCTTCGGCGCGCGCTTCGATTGTTAGGATAACGCTTTTAAGAGTCATATCCCAGAAATCACTGGGCGCAATGCCGTAAGTACCAACTGCAAAACGTTCTACCTGCCCCAGCGTTAGCGCTTCGCCTTCGTCGGGGCTTTCGGGTTTCCCTCAGCGCCGGGCATGGACTTTGCGACAATGTCCATGGCCTTTTCCAGGAAGGCCGGGTTTTCATCCAGCAAGTCGCCAACGTCTGTAATGGTGTAAGAAAAGTCTTTTCTTTCCTTCCGGTGCCCGTCCTTTATGCCGTGCCAAAGCAGGCTAAGCAAAATTTTAGGCTCCATATTTTCCCCGAGCTTCGAAAAGTCGGCTAAGGTCATACCATGCTCATCGCAAAACTGTGCAAGGGCGGCCATGCCAAAAGAAAATGGTACCTGGCCGCCCTCGATTTGTATATACTGTGTTGCTTTCATGAAGTGAATTGATTGTTATGGTGTCATCGTTACCGCGCCCGTGATTGTCCAGGTTGCGCTATACGTTGCGTTTTCTTCAACCGCCGCGCTCATCTCCAGGCTGGTAATGAATGCGGTGCATTGCCAGTACGGCGTGCCCGTTACGTTAGGCTGGAATTTCACCTGAAGCTTTGTGCCTGCGTTGTAGTGGGTAAAAAGATCGTCAATGCCCAAATTGGTCGTATCGAATGCGATAAGACCCTCGCTTTGCAGCGTGCCGGAGCGGCGGCCAGGTTCTGCGGAGGTGTAAGATGCGACGTTGTCCTTCGTTAGCGTTTCGCGCGTCTCGGTAGATAGCGACATGGTACAGTTTGTCGCCTCACCGATGGCTATGCCGCTTGCATAAATTCGAAAATTAGTTCCATTTACAACCGTTGCCATGTCGTTTATTTTAAGTTGCTAAAAATTTATTCTTCTTCCTCCACGCCGTAAAATTCTGGCGGGAGGTAGTAATTATTTACCGTTATGGGCTGCCGTTCTTCCGGCGGCTTTGGCTTATAGTCGCGCCGGGTCTGATCTTCATGTACGAATGCCACCCCACCGCCCACAAGCTCCGCTGCCATTTCCTCGGTAACATCCGGCTGGTCTCCGGGTTTCCACTTGAAAAATGGCTTTATGATTTCAACGATCATCTGTTTTGCCTGAATTGATACTCCTGCTCAACTATAAAAATGTGTTTGTCCAGGTGCATCGAGCCGCTACTTTGCCCGTTAAACTTGCAGCTTTGAACATTTACCCCGTCATAGGTGCCCGACATCCGGTCAAGCGCGGCGCGCACCTTTTCGGCAAGGTCAATCGCAACGGCGTAGCTATCTGCATAGATCATTAATCCAACACTTACAATGTCTAAAGGCGATACACCGTCTTTTATATC